CCTTTAACGGAATTTAACTCCAATCTAACGATTAAGACTGTAACGTTACAAGTAACCAATGTCAAGCTAACAGCTCGGACTGATCTAACGGCTTTCTACAATGGACTTAGTGCCACCGAAAGACTGAAGAAACAGTCCACTTTAGACTTGACGGCGATAGCTCCTGCTTTATGGGATCTAACGCCTTTGAGCGTGTTTATCGACATGTTCGTTAACGTCAATGATGTACTCAAGGCTGGGGCAACTATTCTGCCTAAACATAATACGACACGCCGTCTAACGGTTAATCGCATGGTTTATACAGAAACTATCCCTAAGTCTTTTGGTAATGCCGCGTTCTTTACTGCGGCACCCAAAACGGGTAAAACAAGTGTTTCGACCCGGCATTATGAACGGGCAAAGTGGGCTGATGTCATTCCGACATTAACTTTTACTTTGCCGCTTAGCAAACCCCTTCAATTGGGATCACTGCTAGCTTTCGTAAATAGTGCTTTAATTTAACTTAAAGGAGAAGTAAAATGCCAGTAGACATTTCTACCGCCGTCACCGGAACCGTATTGAATGGGTTTACATTGCCCACATATACGTTAACGACTGATCAGGCTCCACTTGTAAATGCAAGACAAAGTTTCGTGTCTGCACTAGGAGGAACACAAACCTCCGTTCGCACACATGGCGCTTCAGACCCTTTTACAGTGACGGTTATTAAACCGAAAAGCTTTTTAGGCTTGCCAAAGCTAGGTTCCTTACAAGGGAGCCTTGGCCCAGTAGGTCGAAATAAAACTACGATTAACATTCGTAAAGGTACCATCCCTTTAACGGGACAAAACCCGCAAATTTCGGAGTTAACAATTGACTCTAAAATTATTGCTGGTTCTGAGCTGAACGACACTGCAAACTTAGCAGCTATGTACAGTCTTGGTAGTGCTCTACTTGCGCGTGAAGCTGCGAACTTGTTCGCGGCTATCAAGGCGGGGTCGACATAATGAAGTTCCCATGGAAGAAATCTCTCGTGGGTGCTCTAGTTACAGTAGCAGGATTTATATTATACTCGAAATTCGGAGTAAATATTGCCGATTACGGACCAATGGTAACATTGGGTAACTAACCTTTCAGCCCCGTTAAACTAGGGGCTGGTTTTATTGCTTAAAAAGATAGGAGTCCATATGTCATTTTCGAATGAAGACTTAATGAATCACCTTGTAAAGGATATCGGCCATACGAAGTTGTACGGCGATAATTCTTCTGCGAAGCACGTTGCATGTTACTTATTGCAGCGTAATCTTACAAAGAAGTTTTCAGATAACACGACCACTGAAGCAGCTCACAAGGCTGCCGTTGATAAATTCAAACTTGTCAACGAGGCTCAGAAGTGCTGGTTATTTGATCCGGATAGACTGTCGTCCGATGTTCAGGACATTTTGCAGTTAGCTAGACGTTTATTCGTTCAGCAAACTACTGACAGCGAGGGCTTTTCCAAGTTATCGCTTAACAAAGCGTTTAATCTTGGCGATGTTGGCCCGGGTGCGAGTGTCGGTGCTAAAAGCAACGATATTTTGAGTAAACTCTTTATGAGCAAACTCACAGCTACCCATCCTACACTTCTCATGTTATATCGAGAAGCGATCTTTAACAACACCCGTTGGAAATCCGCTGAACTTATGCGAGAAATCGAATGTGGCAAGTTAAAGGTAGTACAAGGAAGCAACTTATTTACAGTACCCAAAGATACTGAAATTGCACGTGTAGCATTTACTGAACCTACATTGAACATGTGGGGTCAGCTTGGCTATGGCGACCTTATTAATAAGCTTTTGGTTCGATATCATTCAATTGATATACGTAATCAACCGCCAATTAATAGCTGGTTTGCGCGGGCCGGATCTCTAAACCAGAGATTTGGCACTATCGACTTGCAGTCTGCAAGCGATACCATTGGGCTACACTTTTGTGAGTGGCTTTTGCCACCGAAGATGTACAATGATCTGTGTTTCTTACGATCAAAGTACGCGCGGGTTCCCGGAGAACGAAAACTCCTCGAACTTCACATGATATCAACAATGGGAAATGGTTTCACTTTCCCTCTACAAACGTTGATATTTGCAAACCTCGTGCTTGCTACGTACATCCATACACGAACACCTGTGTACGATGTGTTTAACAAGCGCCGCTACGGAGTATTTGGTGATGATATCATATGCGATTCTTCTGTATATGATCTAGTCATCCAAGTCCTGGAGGCGTCGGGCTTTAAGCCCAACTTGAACAAGTCGTTCAATGTTGGCAGGTTCCGGGAGTCATGTGGTACCGACTATTTTGCCGGTATTAACGTCAGAGCTGTGTACCTTAAAAAGTGCACAGTAGACGCACATGTTTACAGTCTCATTAACCGATTACTGATGTGGAGTGGCAGACATCATGTCTCTCTACTCCACACGACCAATTACTTAAGGTCGCTAGTTCAGTATAGACCCATACCCCTTGATGAAGATCAAACGGCGGGTATCTATACTCCTAGGCAGTTCCTCACGGCGCGTAAGCGCAATGTACACGGGCATTATATGTATAAATGCTTACAACGTGTAAAACGGCTCGAAGCCGTTTCGGATGAAATCGGTAGTCGATATTTCCATGGATGCGTGTTGTCTTCGCTTCATGGTAGTATCAGGGACCACAATATCGTACCTAGGGATCAACCTAGGGAAGAAGATATTGTGGAGTATAAAGTCGTTAGTCGCGCTTGGCCCTTATCATGGGACCATGTAAGTGATCATCGTAAGATGGGCATCTACAGCGGCGACGCTCGCACAACATGCGAAGAGCTACGATTAGGATACTTTTTGAACATGGTATCCTAAAGGCTCGAGGTCTACCTCTCGGTAGATCTTGACTTTACGGGGGTGCAAGCACGTGAAACTACGTTTGCTTGTGGCTGGCATAACCCCCG